GCTCTATGTCGCCACGCACGACGCCGGCCAGCCGGAGGCGCGGGTCTTGAAGAAGTCGCTCGATCGGCGGACGGAGCTGCACCTGAGGACCATGAGCCGCTTGCCGACGCGGATCACCAAGGCAGCCAGGCTGGAGGAGGTGCTCGAGCATCCGCTTTTGACTTTGCTCGAGCAAGTCAACCCGGTGCACAACGCGTTCGATTTATGGGAACTGACGACGCTTTATCAGGAGGTGCACGGGAGCGCTTACTGGCTCCTGGATTTCAATGCCCTGGGAGTGCCGGAGCAGATCTGGCTCCTGCCGAGTCAAAATGTCGTACCGCGGCGCGAGCCGGACAGTACGAACCTCGTGGACTACTACGAATACTCGACCGGCCGGCAGCGGCAGCGCTTCGCGCCCGAGCGGATCATCCACTTCCGCTATCCGGACCCGCGCAATCCGTACACGGCCGGCCTGAGCCCCCTGCGCGCGTGCTGGGAGCAGACGGCGATGCTCTCGCATTACCTGGCGTTCAAGAAGGCGCGCTTCGAGAACCGGGCGCTGCCGGACGCCATCGTCAGCCCGGATGAAAGCGTCGGCGAGGAGGAACGCGACCGATTCGACGCCCAGTGGAAGAGCATGCTGCGTCAGGGCGGGGCCGGCAAGGTCGTGATCGCGGAATCAGGCCTCAAGGTCCAGCTCCTGCAACAAAGCATGGGAGACATCGCCGCCCTGGCGGAGATGGGACAAACCAAGGAGGACATCTGCAATTCCTTTCATGTGCCGGTCGCTTTCTTCACGTCGCAGACCAATCTCGCCAACCTGCAGGCCAGCGAGCGCCTGCACATGGACAAGGCCATCAGCCCGCGAATCACGCGGCGCGACGAAAAGCTGAACGAGCAACTGGTGCCGCTCTTTGACCCGTCGGGTAGGCTGTTTTTGGCGAGCGAAGATCCGGTTCCGGTCGATGCGGATCAATCTGTGGCTCAGGAAGCGCTGGACCTCAAGTACGGCATCGTGACGATCAACGAGCTGCGCGGGGAGCGCGGCCTGCCGCCTGTCGATTGGGGCGACAAACCCTGGCTGCCCTTGCAATGGGCGCCGACGGATCTGCCGGAGCGCGCCGAATACGCGCCGGCGGAGAGCAAGCCGCGCGTGGGACGGCGGAAGAGACCGAAGGAATGAGGCTATCGTGACCCCCCACCCCGACCCTCCCCCACAAGGGGGGAGGGGGAACCGAGCCGTGTCCCCCGCAAAGGGGGGACCTGTGCCCAAACTTGGAATTCAACAAACTGCCATGACTCAGCACTCAGAACTCAGCACTCAGCACTCTGGGCCCTTCCTCAAGGAGCATTACGGGCAAGCCGACGGGCCGCTGGGCTTTCCGCTGACGGACAAGCAGGCCTTCGCCCTCGAGGCCATCATGAAGGCTTTGCCCAAGGACTCGGCGTACAGCTACCGCAAGGCGGTGATCGAGAAGGCCACGACCGAACTTTCGCCCGGCGAGCGCAGCGACGTGAGCTGGATTTCGACCGAGGACCCCGATCGGGCCGGCGATGTGGTGGTCGCGCGGGGCATGAACGACAGCCAGTTTCGCCTGAATCCGATCGTGACCTTGAATCACTGCTACACGGCGCCGCCGGTGGGGAGGTCGCTGTGGCGAAAGTACGTCCGGGACGGCGAGCTTCGCGGCATCAAGGCCAAGACGCAGTACCCGAGCCGCCCCGCGGATTGGCAGGGCGACTGGCCGCCGGACGTGGCCTTCACGCTCGTGCAGGCGGAATTGCTCCGCGGCAAGAGCATCGGCTTCTTGCCGATCAAGGTGCACTTGCCGGAGGAGGAGGAACTGCAAAAGAACAAATGGGCGGGCGTGAACCTGGTGATCGACGAGTGGATCTTGCTCGAATACGCCTGCGTCTTCCTGCCCGCGCAGCAAAACGCCGTCGTGTCGGCGGTGTCAAAGTCGGCGACGCCGGGGCCGGCGGAATTGCAAAAGGCTCTGGCGCTTTTGCCGTCCGTGCCCTTCATCACTCTGGCTGACATGGAAAAAGAGATCAGCCAGGCCGTGTCGTCGATTGATCTTTTGGCGCTTGCGGACAAGGTGGCCCAGGACCGCCTGGATCGCCTACGCGGGCGCGTGTGATACTCCAGAAAAATTCACCACAGAGTCACAGAGGACACAGAGAAGAAGAATGACAAATCCAACTTACGGCAACTGGGTGGGTTTTTCTGCTCTGTGATCTCTGTGACTCTGTGGTGAAAGCTCACTTCAGGTCAAGCCATCAGGGCGACGACTGGCAGAGGCAGACCTCAAGCTGCCGGCCTAGTGGCGCCTGGAGATGGACAGCCGCTAATGTCTTTGTTCCGCATCCCTTCCACCAGGAACCTATCTCATGTTTGTCCAACTATTGAAAGAGTGGCAAGGCCGGCCGCCCGGCGAAACCATCCACGTACCTGATGAATTTGGTCCGCTGCTCATCGAGCAAAAGATCGCGACGGCGGTCAATCGCGATCCTTTGAACGGCGTCGTGGTCAAGGCGCTCGAAGATGTGACGAGCAAATGGGCCGCGTCGCTCGACTCCGTGATCGCCACCACGCTCGCCAAGTTCCAGGACGCCCAGTCCCAGGCCAAGAAGCACGCCATCCCCGCCATCTTCGGCGAGGGTCAGGACGGCGATCCCAAGCGAAACTTCGGCGACTGGCTCACGAAGGTCGCCCGCCACGACTCGGCCGCTCTCGAAAAAGAGTACGGCAGCACCTTCAATCCCTGGCAAAAGGCGGCCATGGCGGAAGGCCAAGGCGCCGCCGGCGGCTATATCGTGCCGCCCCAGTTTTACGACCAGCTCCTGGCCATCGCCGCCGAGGAGAGCACGTTCCGCCAGCGCGCCTTTGTGCAGCCGATGGCATCGGCCACCTTGCAGTTTCCGTTTTTGGATATCACCACGGTCCAGGCCGCCGGCACTTCTCCATTCTTCGGCGGGGTGAAGGCCAACTGGACCGCGGAAGCGCAGACCCGCACCGAGACCGAGCCCCAGTTCAAGATGATGGAGCTCAAGGCCCACGAGCTTTCCGGCTACTCCGTCAGCTCCAACGTGCTCCTGCAAGATGCGGCCTTCGGGCTTGAACGCTTCTTGATGACGCTCTTCGGCAAGGCTGTCGGCTGGTATGAAGAGTACGCCTTCCTTCAGGGCAACGGCGTCGGCAAGCCACTGGGCGTCATCAACGCCAACTGTGCCATCGCCCAGACGCGGAACACCGCCAACCACTTCTATTTTGCGGACGTGGCCGCGATGTTGGCCAGCTTGCTCCCCGCCAGCTACGGCCGGGCTTGCTGGTATATCTCGCCCACGGTCGTCCAGGACTTGCTCCAGATGAAGGACGGGGCGAACCGGGCGATCTTCCTTTCCATCGACCAGGGTGTGACCAAGCCGCCGGTCTGGAAGCTCCTGAACATGCCCGTGACGATCACGGAAAAGGTGCCGGCCCTTGGCACCAAGGGCGACGTGTGCCTGATTGACCCGTCGCTTTACATCATCGGCGACCGGATGTCGCTGGAAGTCGCTGCCAGCGAGCACGTCAACTTCCTGGCCAACCAGATGACCTGGCGCTTCGTCCAGCGCGTGGACGGCCAGCCCTGGATGGACAAGAAAGTGACCTTGCAGGACGCGACGACGACCGTCAGCCCGTTTGTGATCTTGAACTAGCCGCTTCGGGAGAGGGGACACGTGGGCCGTGGCCGGCAGCAAGCTGCACGACCGCAGCTCCGACCCACCGGCCCACGCCCCCCGCTCCCGGATCGTAGCAGGCATACTCCGTGTGCCGTTTTGAATCACCCGAATTCTAAGGAGCTTCTTCCATGCATTCTCGCCTGACCTTTTTGGCCTTGGTGATCCTCGCCATCGCCCTCTTCATTGGCTTCGCCGCCACGCGTGCCGATATCGTCAGCCCCGACAACACAATCAGCCCCGTGGCCGGCCTTGCCTCCGGCGCCGCCCAGTCCAACGCCGCGTCACTCGCCGCGACCAGCGGCCGGACCAACTACATCACCGGTTTTGACATCACCGGGGGCGGAGCGACAGCCGCCAGCGTGATTGAAGTCTCGGTCACCGGACTCTCGACCGCCGCCGGCAGCACGCTCAAGTATGAAGTGGCCATCGCCGCCGGCGTGACGGCTCCGGCTTTCGGAACCGCGGCCACCAATGCCGTCTACAGCGTGCGCTACCCCGTGGCACTGCCAGCCAGCGGCACCAACACGGCCATCACCGTCACCTGTCCGAGCTTCGGCGCCGGCAACACCAATGCCAGCGTCATTGTCTATGGGTATTTGAAGTAAGGCCGGCCTGCCGGCTAGCGGCAATTGTGCCGCTAGCCGCTCCGGGAACAATCTCGAACCTCTGAGGAACTTTCATGTATACCGAACGCATCACCGAACGCCTGGCCCTGGGCGCCGGCATCGTGCCGCAAACTCTGAACAACGCCACGGCCAACTCCGACGGCGTGGACTTGCAGATGAGCCGCCGCGTGTTCTTCGTCTTGTCCATCGGCACCGTGACCGGCGGCGGCTCGATCTCCGCCTGGCTCCAGGAATCCGCCGACAACTCCACGTGGAACGCCAACGGCGTGGCCGGCACGTTCTCCAACTCCGGCGGCAACAACGTGTCCCAAACCGGCCTGACCACCAGCAACAAGGAGTACACCTTCGAGGCCAGGGCCGACCAGCTCACGACCGGCAAGCGCTATGTCCGCCTCCAGATCAAGGAGACCGGCAGCCAGAACGTGCTCGTGTGCGTCGCCTGCTGGGGCGACGAGGGCATCCACAAGCCCAATAGCGTCAACAACGCCAGTGCAGTCACCACCCAGAACGTCGTGTCGTAACGACCTCCCTGTTCTGAAGCCCGGCGGGGAACGTGAGTACCCGCCGGGCACCCCTTAAACCACGGACAACGGACCACGGACAACGGACCAATGGCACAAACACCGACCGGCGCCCTGCAAAGCGGGCATATCAACAGCAACACGACGACGACGCTCAAGAGCGCCGCCGGACTTCTGCACTCGATTTGCATCAACACCAAGGGTGTCACCGGCAACATCGCCACGGTCTACGACAACACGGCCGGCAGCGGCACGGTCCTGGCCGTGATCGACACCACGGCGCAAGTGCAAACCTTGCTCTATGACATCCAGTTCTCGATTGGCCTGACCATCGTGACAGCAACCGGCACCGCCGCCGACCTGACCGTGAGCTTTGCGTAACCATGCCACTGCCCGCCGCGAACCTGAGATCGAACCTCGGCACCTGGGCCGTGCCATCGTCGCGCTTGCCATTTATCGGCAGCGTCATGGGCGAGAGCCTGCCGCGCGAGAGCTTCGATCCGGACTTCTCTGGCCAGAAGCTCGAAACCACGTACTTCGACACGCCCGACTTCACGCTCCGAAAGGCGCGGGCCAAGGGAGACAAGTACCTGACCTTGCGCGTTCGCTGCTACGAGGCAGGGGAAAGCGCCGACGGCGGGGACACCTACGCACTCTCCGCCAAGACCGAGACCGAGAAGTACCGAGTGGAGATACCGAGCGAGCTGGCCGAAGGCCTCATTGCCAACGGCGTGGCCACCGAGACGCTCGGCGATACTTTGCCCGCGAACCTGATGGCCCGGCTATTGGAGCTGGTAGCAGACAGCTCGTTGCAAGCCGTGGTCACGATCTGCTTCCGCCGCTATGCCGTCGAGGACGAAGTGGACCGCTTCACGCTCGACTGCGGCATAGAGACCGACACCGGTAAGTGCTACCCGTCGAATGTCTTGGAATACAAGTCCACGGTCTCGACCGGCACGCCCATAGTCCAGGGCGTGACCGAGGGCCTGCGCCCGATCAAGCTCTCGAAGTTCCTCTGGAGCACCCCGCCATGATGACTTTTGACTTGAGCCACCTACACCTGGCCGTACTCGCCTACTTCGTGGCCGTGGCCGTCTGCGTCCGGGCCATGTGGCAAAACACAAGGCAGTAGGCCGGACACTCCTGTGTCCGGCGCAACCATGAAACGGAAGCGCCTCATGTCCGCCCTGATCCTGACCTGTTACCTCGTGGGCGCATCGCTCGTCTACGCCGGCACCATCCTGGCCATCGTGGAGACCTGGAGGAAGTAACTCTTCCTTTTGACTTTTTACTTTTGACTTGGAGTTGTACCCATGCGCGGAGTCTATACCGCCGCTACCAAGATCGCCGGCCTGAATGCAACCAAGACCCTGGCCTATATCACCGCGCCCGCGGCCAAGGCCGTCGAGATCATCGGCTGCACGGTGACCAACGAATCCAACGCCAACAACTTCCAGATGCAGATCGCCATCGCCAACATCACCACCCTGGGCAGCCCCACGGGGACGACGATCACACCCACGCCGCATGAAAAGGGGGACCAGGCCGCCGGCTCGACCACGGTCTTTAACATTACCGCCAGCGAGCCGACCTACGGGACCACGATCACCCAGGAAGGCGCCGCGTCACTCGTGGGTTACCGCCACGAGCCGGCCCCGGAGGAGCGCCTGATCGTCCAGCCCGGCGCCAGCGTAGGCGTCCGCATGATCACCACGCCCACGGCATTCGACTGCGACGTGAGATTGACGTTCAGAGAAATCGGCTAACCACAAAGAGCACAGCGCCGAACAACCAACCCTGATTCCTGATTCCTATGCGTCTCGCCGCCTGGCTCTTCATCATCGCCGTAGCACTCCTCGATGTCAGCCTGACCTGGGAGCACCTGGCGGCGTTTGACCTCTACGAAGCCAACCCGATAGCGGTCTGGCTCTTCCACAAGGGGGGCTTCTGGCTGCTCCTGGCCTACCGCGCCGCCTGGATCGGCTTTGCATACTGGGCCAGCACCCGGCCGGGAAACTGGGCGGCCATTGTTTTGCCGGTCTGGTTCACCACCCACGCGGCCTTGCTGCTCTTATTGGTCTTCGTCTTACTACGCGACTGACCGCACACTAACCCGAAGCGTCAGCGAGGACAAATGGACTACGTGGCACTCAAGAACGAAATCCTCACCGACCCGCTCTCGCTGGGCTATGCCGGCCAGAGCGACCAGGCCATCGCCAACCTGATGAACGCCAGCCGCGCCGGGCAAACGGTGACGCTCTCTTCCTGCACGGCGGCGGCTCTCTGGGAAGCCATCACCCCAAGCGACTGGACCGCAGCCACGGCAGCGCAGCAAGGAGACATCAAGACCTTGCTCACTTTGCCGGCCGTCACCTTTGCCGGCGCCCACACCGCGGCCGTGCTCTCGGCGGCCTTCGGTCCGGCCACGCAGACCACAACCAACATCAACGCGCTCAAGGCACGGCAAGGCAGCCGTGCCGAAGTCCTCTTCGGCGCAGGCATGGCAGTCAACAACGCTCAAGTAGCCTACGCCATGGGCCGAGGCGGACCGCCCTGATTCCTGACCCCTGACCCCTGATCCCTGCTTATGGCCACAACGAACAAGCTCCTTTACGGCACCCAGAACCAGACGATCACCTGCTCCATCGCCAGCCTTGCCAATGGCTCGATGCAGCAGTCAAACGTCATCGACAACACGACGAACTTGTTTCTGGACGCCCTGGTCACGGTCAAGTCGAAGACCAACGCCGCCGGCGTCAGCTCGACCGGCACCTTGAATGTCTACGTCTACGGCACCACGGACGGCGGCACGACTTACACCGACGGCGCATCAGGCAGCGACGGCGCCTTCACGCCCACGAGCCCGACCAACTTGCGGCTGATCGGCGTCCTGAACGCCAACACCAACGGAGCTTCCTTCATCGGCGGCCCGTTCTCCGTGGCCGCCGCCTTCGGCGGAGTCCTACCCGCCAAGTGGGGCATCGTCATCGAGAACAAGGAAGGGGCCGCTTTGGATTCAACCGCCGGCAACCACGTCATCCAGTACCAGGGAGTGCAGACGCAAAACGTATGACGGCTATCGGCTGCCGGCTATCGGCTATCAGCCGAACGCCGATCAGCCGAAAGCCGATCAGCCGAAAGCCGAAAGCCGACCATGCTCACGCTCCCCTGGACCACGAAGCAGCCCTACCCCGGATCCCGCATCAATGCGGCGCATCCGCGAGCCCGCGGGCTCATCTACTACTGGCCCTTAAACGAAGGGGGAGGCACGCA